AATAGCTCTTCAATACTAAATATCATAATATCTTTTTCATCTTTGTGTATTAATTCTAATACTGGCTTCTCATCATCAGTGTCACATATCAATGCAGTCTTTTTATCAAACGTAAAGCATTTTGCATTTGGTTGAATCATGATATATCCACTTTCTTCACATTTGATATTTAATTGCTCGTAAGCTCTTAACATCATTTCTACCATTATGATTTGCCTTTTAGGTGGATCAGTTCTTAAAGAGGTTTTTAACATTTGCTCCGCTTTAAGAAACTTAATCTCAAAGTCAACACCTACCATTTTATAGATTCGTTTTAAATTACCCCACTTAACTTTCGTTTCAGCCTCATAAATTCTCAAGTCTTTTAATTTATCTTTTAAAGATTCTTCTAAATAATTACTCATATTTTATATCCTGTGTTTTGTGTGTACATCTAAGTGTGTATCTGTGTAGTCCTTACGGACTACTACACACACACACACTTATATAATGTACCGCTACACACTTACACACTCGTTTACACACTTACACACTCTAACATTATAATAGCTCATAATCTTCATAAGGTCTAAACTCAACCAGCCTGTAACCCTGCTTGGTTACAGCATTTTCATCTCTTTTTGCTTGAATTACAATTCCAGACTTTTCTAATCTTTTGAAAGCATTATTTGTGTTATCTCTACCAATTTCCTTACCACTTCCGTTAAAAACAGCATGATGCTTAAAAGTAGAGTGTGTAAACCATTTTTCTTCAGGTTTTTCCTCATTTAGTGCTAATGTGTACATTAAACTCACTATCTTTTTATCTACTATATGATCTATCTTTGATTGTGTTTCTTCATCAGATTCAATCTCTGAATCAGTCTCAATTAACAATCCTGAAGTAACATCAAGACCCTCACCAAGTATTCTCTCTTCATGGAATTCAAAGTTCTTCTCTGCCATACCCATGCCATCTTTATTCTTAGTCTGTTTCATCTTGACTAACATCTTTTCCTGACCATCTATAGTCTTATCTTTTCTTTCAACTAAGAACTCACCATCTATAGAAGCATCAAGAACAGAACTACCTCTAGCCCTACCCTTATTACCTCTACCAGTATGATGCACAAGCAATACACTACAGTCAAAGTCATGAATCAATTGATCTGCGGCTTTGACAAACTTATTGACTTCTTGTGCTGAGTTCTCATCGCCACTAAAGTTACGTTGAAACGTATCAAAAATAATTAAACCAATTTGCTTTTCTTGTTCTTTAAGTAAATTAATTTCATCTACTAACTTCTCATATTCATCAGCTTCATTAATTCTTGATCCTCTGTTAGATAAAAACAAAGGCACATCTTTAAGACCTTCATCTTCTTCAGTTGGATCTATCTTCTTAAAATATTGATTTGCGGCTGAAAGTCTTCTGCGTACCCCAGCCAAACCCTCGCCTGCAAGATATACTACAGGTGCTTTTTTTGCAGTATGACCATAGAAATCAGTACCTCTTGCTACAGCACAAGCCATAGCTATCGCGATAAACGATTTGCCTGATTTCGGCTCACCAAATACAGTTATCAAGCGATTGCGTTCAAAAACATCTGTTATAAGCCAATCAGGATTCGTTACCTGCGATATTACATAATCAGCTCTTTGAAAGCGTAAAGCACCAGCAGGTAACTTTTGTTTTTGCATATTAGCGTAACGAATAAAATGCTCTGCTGATTTAAAGTCACCTCTTTGATAAGCATCGTAAAGATCATCTTTATCTTCAAATCTTTTAGGTGGCTTAATTATCTTAATTGACTGGCATCCTTGTTTCCTTAAATGTTCAGCCAATTCATCTGCACAATCTGTACCTGCTTTATCATTATCAGGAAATATCCATACTTCTCTTTTTAATATAGGTTTCCAATCTGCCTTCTTCCAGCTATTGACTCCACCATGCCAAGTACAAGAATCAAGTTTATCTCCAATTATTGCCTCACAGCCTCTTAGAGCCTTCTCTCCTTCATTTAACACAATAGGCTTTTTTGGGTACTTGTCCGTATAGTAAATTGGCATGAGAGAGCTGTCAGGGCGTTTTAAAGCCCATAAACCATCAGCACCTAGTGTAAAAGGTGCGTATTTCTGCTTTATAGGATGACTTTCAGGGAATCTAAGAACCATGAAATTATCAGTGTACTTAAGGCTGACGATTGACTGTTTATATAAGCCAATCATCTGCTCTCGTGTGAATGACCTAGCATTACTTGTGGTTTCGCTTTTAGGGGGGTTGAAACCACTTAATAAGGAGTCATTAGAATGTAATGCTAAGTCATAACCAAACTGTTTTAAAACTGTGTTGACATCTTCATTAAGATGTTTAATTAAATCTATTACTCCCCCACCGACTCCTTCTTCGTGATCGTAAAAAGTACCTTCTGATAGGTTAAGAGCCATAGACCCCTTGCTACCCCATCTAAGCTCGTTAGATGAGGTTTTAGTGGGTTCTCCTAGTAGTTGCTTGGCAACATCAGGTGCTATTCTTATCCAATCTATCTGTTGCATCAGAAGGGTATATCATCGTCAGATAATTCATTCTTATCAACCATCTCCTGAACTTTATCAGCAAGACCATCATTAGGACTTTTAAATGTGTCCTCAATAGGTTCATCGTCTTTGTCATAGAAAGCTGGTATTTCAAAACCATCAAATCTAGGCGCAAACTTACTAAATCTAAAATCAAGCTCAGAGGATCTACCGATTCCTACTTGTATTTCTTTTGAGCCTTTAAACTCAACTACAGGTAAAGAACCGCTATTTGCATCCATTTGATTCCAAAAGCTAGTTAGTATCTTATTAAAAGCAGTAGATTCTGCATAAGAGTATCTACTCCAAATAAGCGCATGGTCATGTCCATAAGGCATAACTACACAACTAAAAGCTCTTTTCCAGTCATCGCCTGGTTTAGTTTCAGCTTGACCAAATTGGCTGTCCCAAACATATTCATATTCGCCACTGTATCGACCCCAGCCTGATTTGAATGTTGCAGGGTCTAACTGCAAATATTTAAACTCAATTGGCGTTTTACCATTGACTTTAAATGTTTGTTCTTTGGTTATAAAAGCAAGGTAATAATCCTTGCTATCTCCATTGGAATTCGACATTCCACCTAATATATCCATAATACTCTCCTATGGTTAATGTATTGTTTTATCAATACTGTTTAAATAATCAGTCTCAAGTTGGGTGTAACACCTTTCCTTAAAACTGTAATAATCCTCATCATTAACTATGCCAAATACTTCGCAAGCCAATGAGATTTTTTCGTAGGAACGCCTACAAAACTCTTCAAAATCTTCTTCAAGTAGATAACTGTTTAAATCCATTAGATTTTTGTAAGATTTCATCTAACCTTTCACATATTTCTGATAGAGGGCAAAGATATGTACATTCCCAATTTGGTGCATCAACAGATGTAACCAAAAATAAAGGAATCACACACATAATGTCTCTTCTATCATATTTATAAATTAGCAAAGGTATTAAATCATCTCCAGCACTATCTACCGCCTGTTGCCACCACTCATTCTTATACATGGTCTTTTTACCACCAGCTTTATATCTCTTACATTCAATAGCAAACTTATCCCAATAAATATCAGCCATGCCTTTAGTTTGATACTGGTCAAGATTTCTTTTAACCCTAGTATCTAATCCTTTAGATTCAAGTACGATATTAATCTTATTGACTATTGCTCTCTCAAATGCCGCGCCTTTGTTTCTACCATTTACCATTAATCTAACTCATTTAAAATATATATTGCTGCTATAACACTGATGATTCCAGCTATCGCAACTAAACCAAATATCCCTGCAATAAAATATAGAATCCACTCAATCATTGAAATCAGTCCTTACAACTCTGCCACTTTCATATTGTATTTCTCTATAGTGCTCTCCAGCTCCTTTCTGAAAGTAATACATCTTGATTGACTTATCTAATCTCTCAGCTTCTAACTCTTCTCTACGTTTGTCTACTGCTGCTTTATTTTGACCCATTCTTATTCTCCTTATAAGAAACCATGCCAAGTTTTAAGACCATTTGCGTTGCAGTCTCAATATTCATGTTATTTTTGATTGCGAATATCTTGACCTCTTTATGTAGATCATCCGATATCCATAGTGCTTTTTTTATTTTTTCGTCCATTCTGACTCTCCTTTTTAATATTAATATTTATTTTGCAATAAAGCTAGAACTTTATTACTTACTTCTCCAAAAACCCTTATACTTAGTTCAAGGGCGTAAGATAAACTCTCCATATAACTTAATACTCTCATATATCTATTCGCCCTTACTCACAAAACTAAATCCACAACATTAGGACTATTGTAAATACTAAGAGGTTTACCCTTTTGATATTCTTTATAATCCTCTAGGTATCTCTCCATCATATTCCAGCCATAATCCATTTGCTCTTTAGTAATCCTAAATACTTTAGATGCATAAGGTTGTGTTTTTTCTTGTGCTATAAACACAAAGTCTGCTACATCATATCCAGCCATCTGCAACCCTCTTCTATAAAATGATGCTTGTAAGTCGTAGCCATACTTTTTAACTGACTTGTTAAAAGCATAAGGTTCACAAGATATAGTGGTCTTATAATCTACTATTACTATTTGATTATCTGAGTTAGGTTTATCTAGTGGCGGACACATCAAATCAGGTCTACATTTGCATAGAACATCATCTTCATACCAATAGATACTTGCTTCAGCTAATTTGCCTTTTGCATTTAAGTAAGCATTACCCTCATATATCATATTTGCCTTCATCTCGAAGATCATATTTGCATCTTCTTCTTTTAGGACTATATAACCTTGCTCCTCATATTCAGCCTTCTCTTCTTTATAGGCTTTAGTGTAAGGAGAGCCTGTAAGAACTCTGACCTCTTTATCAAAAACTTCTTTACCTTCTACTAATAAAGAATGAGCTGCTGTGCCAAACTTTAATGCAGGAGTAGATTCAGATTTATGATTAACTGCGTGTAACTGCGATTGACCAAATCTTCTAATATAACTACTGCTTATACCTACACCAGCATGGTAATCTTCGTTAGGTATATCTTTGTAGATAAGTGCTTGTCCTCTTTGCTCTGAATCAAAGTTCTTTAGTGATTCAATCTTCATGTATTAGCTCCCATTAGATAAGCTATCTCAGTCAAGGAATCTCTGACTATATATTCTCTTTCATCTACTTGAACTTTATTCTCTCCAGTGAAGACATCTTTGTAGTAACCTCTTATTTGCCTTTTAGCTAAGATCAGGGGTTTTACTTTACCAACTTCGTTTAATGTTATTTCTCTCATTTGTTATTCCTGTCTCTGATAATTAATGCAGCACCATAACAAAGATATGCCATAACACTTAACAACACTAATGCTTGTAATTTCTCAATCATAATTAACTCTCCCTTAAAATCTAAAATGCTTTATAAAGTTACTATTCAAATCTGCATTATCTTGTAGCTGCTCTGCTACTCTTTGTCTTGCAAGTTCCCAGCATACCTTCTTTGGATTTTTCATTTCTAGGTAATCAGCAACTTCTTCATTAGACATGCTCTCTACTTTGTTTAGTACCTCTTGGTTAATTTTTCTCATGTTATTTAACTCCTTACTTTTATTTAACATACATACATTATAACATAAATATATATTTATGCAAACATTTATTTTAATAAATTAAATAATTGATTTTAAAACAGGAACAGAATTGAGAGCATCAAGCGTTTCTTGAAGTGAATCTAATTCTATATTATCGGTAATGATTTTTTTATCAAAGGTGAAATAGTTTTGTGATGATGTATTTGCTTTAAACATGATTCTCTTTTGATCGTCATAAAAGAATACAAAAGCCAAGACATCACAATGATAGTTCTTGTATGTATCAGACATTGACCTTGAGTTCTCAGAAGCAAAGACAAACTTCTTTTCTTTAGTAGCCCTTCTGCTCTTAACCTGAACTGTATACATTGATCTGTTAAGTTCAAAACAAAGGTCTGCAGGATGTTTTTCTTGGGTGGGAAAACAAAAGTCTGCGTATTCAAGCAGAAAGGTTTGTACTAGGGATTCGCCTAAAGCTCCAAGTCTTGAATTAGCTTGATGTTGGTCTGATGTCTTTCTTGGCATTTTGACATAAGGCTAGTTTTCTTGAGTTTCTAGCTGCTCTGTTAGGGGTGTCTTTGGTGGCGTATTTGCTTCGTAAAATTTCTTCTGAGGCTTCAAGCCAGCAACCCATTTCCATTAATGCTCTTGTTTGTCTAAAATTCATCCAACCAGTTATACCCATTTGAAAAGCACAATCTACACAAACTTCTTGAGCAGGTGGTGGAAAACTTCTCCATACTTCCCATACCTTATCTAAATTAGCTACAACTCTATTAATATCATTTTCTAAAAGATACATAGCTTCATCTTCTGATATACCATTAGCATCAAGATTTCTACCTACACCCAAACTTAAAAAATTATTTTTGCATCTATAAGGTTGAAGAACCAAGCCTTCATTCTTGATTAGCATTTCTTTTATGTTTTCGTACATTATTTTGTTAATCCTTTAGTTTTCTCATAACTTCTCATACCACCCAAACCAAGCATACCCATTAATACAGGTAGCATAGTTGATGTATCAGCTTGAGGTACATCAATTCCAAAAGGTGCTAATAAAGGACTAATGAGAAAGTTAACTGCAAAACCTGCAACACATACCCAAGCTGTTGCTGGTCTCCAAGATGATTGAAACCAATTACCTTTGGCTTCTTCTTTGTTGACTTCTATTTGTGCTTTTGCAATTTCGTGAATATGTTTTTCAGACATGGTTGCAAGTTCATGTGCAATCTTTTGTTTGACATCAGCATCAGGAATGAATTTATCAAGAATT